AAGAAGATGGACCACCTGTTCGAGTATCAAAAGGTCGGCGCAGACTTTCTCTGTGACCACCCTGCCGCGTTCCTCGCGGATGAACAAGGCTTAGGCAAAACTCTACAAGTCATCGCCGCCTGCGACAAGTTAGGCTTGACGAAAGTCGTGGTGATCTGCCCGGCTATCGCTAAGATTAACTGGCGTCGTGAGTTCGAGAAGTGGGGTAAGATTGAGCGTACCGTTCTGGTCTTCTCGTATGACAAGATCACGCAATCAAAGGAAACGCGCAATGAAATCGCAAAGCTGGAACCGGATGTTATTGTCATTGATGAAGCGCATTATCTCAAGAACCGTACTGCTAAGCGCACAAAGTATTTATATGGTCAGTTCTGTCGCGGGGATGGCCTCGTTCGTTTTGCTGATCGTGTGTGGCTTCTTAGTGGCACTCCCATTCCTAACAATGTCAGCGATTTCTGGACGCATCTTAAAGCGATTTGGCAGTACCCTCTAAACTTCACTGACTTCACGACGTATTTCTGCAAGACTTGGAACGGCCAGTTTGGGTTACAAGTTCTCGGTAATAAGGCCGAGCGGATGGGCGAGTTTAAAACCATCCTCAAGTCAATCATGCTGCGCCGTAAATCGGAAGTCGTGCTGAAAGATTTGCCGCCAATCTGGTGGCAGGATACACCCATTGAGGTTGATAACTGGAACGACGCCAAGCACATCGACGATCCGAAGGAAGCGCAAGCCGTCGAGATGATCTTGACGCACTCGCTAACCAACCAAGACTTGTCCGCTGAGATTGAGGGCATCGCGCCTCACATCGCTTCACTACGCCGCTTGACTGGGGTAGCCAAGGCAGCGCCCATCGCTACCCAAATAGCGGGCGAGTTGGCCGATGATGCCTACGACAAGATTGTGATCTTCGCCTACCATACCGATGCGATCCAGACGATTTATGATAAGCTAAAAGACTATCACCCAGTGGTAGTCGCAGGGGGCATGAGCCAAGCCGAGCGTCAAGCGTCAATTGACGCTTTACAGACAGACCCGAAGGTGCGGGTATTCATCGGCCAGATCACCGCATGTTCTACGGCGATTACGCTGACAGCAGCCAATCAGGTGGCGTTTGTCGAGATGGATTGGGTTCCGGCAGTGAACGCACAGGCGGCTAAGCGTTGCCACCGTATCGGCCAGACAAAGCCCGTCATCGTGCGGACGTTCGGCCTTGTCAATTCTGTTGATGAGATTGTAGCTAAGACCTTAGCCAAGAAAGCCCAGATGATCTCTGAGGCTTTAGATTGATAGGGGCGGCTTTAACGTACCGAAGTAAGCGCCCGGGAAAGCCCAGACCTACCGCCCCTACCTAGAAAAGCCGGGGCGACTTCCAAACTCCCCGGCCTTCCATTTCACTTAAAGCAAATCGTCAAGGTCCGAGATGTCTGCGGACGGACGCTCCGTCGCAGTGAACTCGTCCGCAGCGGACAGACGGCCATCCATACGAGGACCGTCACCCACCTTTTGAAGATTGCCCAGAGAGAACGCCACGCCGTTGTTGCCGTTCACGCTGTACGCATAAGCGCGCAGCGAGGCACGGACCTTCGCACCGGGGTAGATTTCTTTAGGGTCGGTAATCGGAGCGGGCTTGCCGTTCTCGCCAGCAAACTTGCTGACAACACCGGGGGCCTGCTTCGACTTGACGTTCATAAAGATCGAGCCTTCTGGATAGCCCTTCTCTTCGCCGTCGTTGCGGAAAGGCATACGGATTTTGCCGCCTTCCATCAACGATTTAGTCTTGTCTCCCCACTTCTCCTTGGCCACGGCAGCAGCCGTTGCCTTGAGTTCGGACAAGTCAGTGCCGTCAGGGAATACAAGGCAGCAAGAATAGACTGGCTCACTTGCACCCGGAGGCGTCTGTGGTTCAAACACATGCGGATAAGAGATGATTGCTTCTGGTGTAATAACTTTTGACATCGGTGTTTCCTTATTCAACGGTGAAATCGTCTGCGGCCAACGAGGCTACAGCCGGACGGTTATCTGTATCAGCGACCATTGATGTGCCGGATGATACAGCTATGACGAGCGATGCGGGCAAGTTCTTCTTGCCCACGACGCGCTCGATCTGCGGTGGCGACTTCAACTTCTTTTCGTAGATGTCGTCGTCATCGAGACCTTCTTGTGTGGCCCAAGCCACAAACTCTTCTTCAACACGCCAGCGGCGGGTCGGTCGTTTCTCAACCAGCTTGTAGCCGGGAAGACCCCCGCCAGTTTCCAACAAAGTATTGGCGTGGCGGCGCAGAGATTTAATCCACTCTTCGATCAGCGGAACCCTTTGCAGATAGTCCGCGACTTCCTGTGGGGTTAGGTCATTGACGGTTCGTACTGTGCCGAACTCGTCTTGTGCGACTTCAAGGGCGTTGTTGCGCAGGGCCGAACAAGTCCCCGCCGCAAGGCAGAACTTGCAATGATCGCCAGAGATGCGCGGTGCGTCCGGCTTCAACGACGCATACGCTGCGTCAATAAGTTCTGTGCCGAAGTCCAGTATGTCGTCACGGCTGTAGCTGTATTCCCGCACGGGCCCGTCGGGGTGCATGGCGCGTGGCTGCACAACAACCGTTATAACCTTATTGACTGGAGCCTTCTCGCCAATCTCCAATATGCCACCGAGCGCATAATATTTAAGCTGCTCGTTGTCCGCAACTTCAACTGCGACACCTTGGCCGTGCTTATAGTCAATGACGTAAAGCGTTCCGCTCTCTTTGCCGTAGATGATGCAGTCGGCCGTGCCGAACATCGGCATGGGTGGGTCCAGCTTGTCTAGGCTGAAGCGTTTCTCATAGCGGCAGATGCTTGGTTCCGATGCGGCCACATCTCGTATGTAGTCGATGTAAACCTGCACCGCACGGGCCATGTTGTCGTCAACCTTGTGCCCGTTATGCTCTTGGCCAATGAAGGCGAAGGCATCTCCATGTCCATTGACCAAGCAGAACTCACCAAGTTCATGCGCAGCCGTACCAAGTTCAGCGTAGGGTGAACTCTCGTTAGGGAACGGAGCCTCGGCGTTGAGCGAACCGGGGCAGTTGATGCGGCGCTTTGCATTCGACGCGCCGAACTTAGCATGTGCTGTCATTTGCGGTATCTCTTCCCTTCCTTACCCTCAGCATTTATCGGGCAGCCCTCCGCCCATGCCGGAACTCGTGTCATAATGTCAATCATTTCGTCAAGCGAACCAAAATTATCTGGCACTTCGCAAATGATTTCATCGTGGACGGACAGGATGACATTGTAGCCCTTGACTTCCAACGCCATCATGGCCGTGGCCATCATGTCGCGGGCGGTTGCTTGCACCACATTCTCCGTCAATAGGCCACCCCAGATAATCTGGGACACCCACTGACGCGTCACACTATTCAGCGTATCGACTTGGGCTGTGTCGCGCATAGCCCCCCAAGGTGTCTCTCGCTGAATGATGCGCGGACTGTGGTAAGTAAGCGACCGCCCGCTAGGTAGTAGAAGCGGGACCGTCCCAACACGGCCCGCATCCCTCACCATCTCTACAAAGTCTTGCTCAACATCGCGCCAGTATTGCGCAATCTTATTGTTCTTCTCACGGTAGACGGACACAATGCGCTTCGCTTCATCTTCGTCTACCTTAATGCCCATGCTGGCGCACTGCTCGGCGAAGCGTTTGCCGCCCATGCCGTAGCCGCAACCCAAGATCGCCATCTTACCAACCTGCCGCTGTCCGTCAGTGACGCTATCCACGTTCACGTTGTAGATGGCCGATGCCATTTCTTTGTACACGTCTCCGCCATTTTGGAACGTCTCAACGAGATCGTGCTGTCCTGCTACCCACGCCAACACGCGGGCTTCAATCGCTGAGTAGTCGGCGAACATAAGTCGGTGGCCTTCGTCGGCTACCAACATTGAGCGCAACAGGTCAGACGCCAGAACCGTTCCGGCCCCATGCTCTGACACATCCTGATCCGCTTTGAGTTTGGCGATGATCTCGTCCAACTCATCTTGTTTCTTTTGCGGACGTGGGAAGTTCTGCGGCTGCACCAGCTTGCCCGACCAGCGGCCAGTCGCCGCGCCATGATAAACAAGAAGGCCGCGCATCCGTCCGTCCGCGTTAACCGCGTGCAGCATCGCATCATACTTGGCCGTGCTGGACTTGGCTCCGTTCTGCCGGAGTTTGAGAACCTCGCGGATAACAGGGTGCATGCGGTCAAAGGATAACAGCCGACCAACGGTCTGTTTGTCAACTGACTTGGCTTGAATGCCATGCGCGTTGAGCCACGCTGTCAGTTCCATAGCGTTTGTTGCGGCTTTGACTTGCCCCTTAGTGAGGCGCTGTATCTCCGCATCAATTTCTACGCGGGCATTCTCAGCCAGTGCCTTGACGCGGTTCACAAGGTTAACG